CATCAGGGTTGTTAACTTACGTATTCACCGAGGGCATGTCCTCCGCACCGAGGGCGTAGCGAGGATTGTACAGCTCGTACACGATCGCCGTATGGGTTGCATCCGTGATCGCACCGGCCAGATCCAGACGAATGCACACGTTCTCAGAGCCAGCCGTATCCGTGCTCAGCATGTCTGCCCGAACCTCGAATATGTACAATGCCGTAGCCGTGTCTGGCCCAGTCGTTGTCAGCGTGGAAGCTTCGACGAGGGTCAAAGCATCATTGTCCGCTGTGTCGCCAGTGATGGTTATGCAACTCCAGTACTCAGAGAACGCCAACGCGGTGTTCACTGCGGCCATGCTCGTGCCCTGCTTCAGGGTCACCGTGCCGTCACCAGACGAACCGTTCGTGGTCACGAACAGCATAATCCGGCAGTTGTTGTACTTGCTCATGTTGACGCCTTTGGTGTCTGAGGTCAGAGCCGCAGCAGCCACCATCGGGTCACGCATGATGATTTTCGTATTCTCTACTAATCTCATTTTCAATTCTCCTTATATGATGAGACGTTTTCGTTTAGTATCGTTTAGATAGCCGCGATTTTGACAACCGGAGACAGATCACTGCCTTTGTAGGGCGTGAGTGCTTTCGCGGTCGCGTTCTGGCCATCAATGTACTTGTGAATCCGGAACGCCGTCTGCCCAAACTCGAACTTCATGTGAATGGACTGGGCAATTTCCGGGCCGGTCTGATCGTCGGCGATCAGATAGTCGCTGATGTCTGTAAGGATAACGCTTCCGGCATCCCCAAGGATAGGCAGCTTCTCGGTATAGACAATCGGGTAGCCCCAGATCCGCTGACCAGGCTTGTCACCGATGTTTGTCGTGAAGACCGCTGCGCCACCGCTGCCTACTTCGACGTTCAGCTTCGGGAGTTGCGGGAATACTGTGCGGTTCATCATCCAGACAACCGAACTTTCCTTCATCGGTTTCAGGCGTGAGAACATACCGGTCGTATTCTCTAACACGAACGTATCCGCATCCTGTCCGCTCTCTCCTGAAATGCTAACAGCACACGGAGCATTTGCAATACCCAAGGGCTGGGCTCCACCGGGGCCGGTCAGGAATGAGAGGTCTTCCTTCCAACCAATGGCATCACCGAACCGAGGAATGAGCCAGGTGCCTAAAGATACCGGGGACCATTTGATCCACTCTTCCGAGGCGTAACCCATGGCCGTGATCTTCTTCAGCTTCAACTCAATACGACCGAGTTTGGGCCGGGAGCTTGATCCCTCTGCCAACTCGTCATCGTAGTAGATGTGAATACCACCGAACACCGTCCCGGAACTGTGATCATCGTCACGCAGGTACGGGAGCTGCAGGATCTGCGTACCAAGGGTCATTCTTGACGCCCTCGGTCTCACAATCGCGTTCTCCAGGCTTGCCTTGAGCAACATCTGAGAAGCGGCTGAGAATATCAGATACCCACCCTCTTGATCACTTCCGACTACCATGCCGTCACCGGCTGCCTTGCGGATCAGCAACTCTGACCGTTCCCGGCTCTTGCGCAGGATGTCAGACTCGGTTTTTCCATTACCGGCATTGTAGATGTCCGCAGCCATCTTGCCAAAGGCATAACAAATTTCATCAGGCCGTAACTGGTCTGCACTCTTGGTGTTGCCTTCGAGAAAGCCATTCGTCGGATCATCGTCAGATTTGTCACGCACTTCGATGTGCACCATCTTGTTGCCAAGATCGAGCGTGGCCAATTTGGCTTCGACGGCTTTGACTGCGGCATCGGCAGCAGCTTTGGCACCATCGTCCTGAGCCTTCTGCATCTTGGCTTCCAGGGCCTCGTCATACTCCTCGGCGACCTTCGCCTCGATGACCTCCTTGAAGGTGTCCTCATCGAGTTCGAGAACCGCCCCGGCCTTGTGGCCTTTCCAATCTTTCGTTAATTTCACTTTCTTCATCGCTTCGTCCTCTCTGTTTTACCAACGTTTGTGGGAGTCTTTGTCTTGGGTCTCCCCACGGTCTACTGGATTATCTGTCCTCCTCAGGACGTCGAGTTCCAGCTTGCACAGGATTGTCCGTTTAGACTTAGACCTTCCCTTTCAGTTTAGCGAACGCATCCTCCACCGCTTTGGCAGAGACTTCCTCTGCCGATTGATGGACCACGTCGCTTACCACACGTATAACCGGTTCGATTACCCGAACCGACCGTGTGGTTCCTTTCGTTTCCTCCACATCGTACATCTCGGGGAACATCTGTTTGAGTTCCCCTTGTAAATAGTCTTTGAGCTCTGGCGGCTTCTGACCAAACTCCTCATAATGTTTTGCCAGATGGTTGTATACTTCAGATTTGTCTCCAGCAGGGATCGTCACGCCTCCACGTGCACCCAAGAGCGCGCCCATAGCAAATGTCAATCCACGCCAGACAAGCTGGTGCTGTCCGACCGATCTGTGATGCACCAACTTATATGAACTCTTCATGTCGGCGTTATCCTTATCATGCCATGCACAGGCGTTCTTCAGATCGTCGGTACTGGCACTCGCTATCTCCTCTGACCCATCCCATTCTGTGGACACGGGAGCGAGGGGTGTTTCTTTGTGGGATATGATGTTCTTTTCCTCCCCCTCTCCAGCTTCACGTTGCCCTGGCCCCGGCCGTTCTGCTCGTCGCATCTGGCCACCGCACTTCGGACACTTGATCGTATTGCAATGCTTCTCGCTCGTCATCTTGTAGTCACATTCGATGCAGGAGCAATTGAAGGTTTCTTTCTCCTCAATGATACTTGTGATCGTATACTTCCTGCCTTCGGAGTCAGTAACCTCATCTCCGATTGAATGACTCGCTCCCTTCCCGATTGCAGGCTCAAACAAGATGGTCTTGTACTCGTTGTCCCTGAGCCACGTCTTGGCTTGTTCTACGGAGAACACTTCCTCGGCGAACCGGATGGACTGCAACTCTGCCTTGCCGCCCTCTGTGATGCCAAAGATGCCGTGGACGCCGGGACTGAACTTGTTGTTCTGTCTCCGGAACTTATCGTACCTGCCCGGATCCTTCAGGCGTGCGGCATGCTCGTTAGGATAAGGCTTCTGGTTGTTGCACTCTTCTGTCTGCGCAATAAAGTCCGCCCAGTCCTTGAATCCTTCTGGCGGGACAAACTTTATCTCTTCAAAGCCCAGCGTCTTGAGGATAGCATCGTCAGCACCGTATCCCTTTGCCACCTGAAGCATCTCAGCGTCCACGTTTGCAGGTACGGACACGTCACTGTGCTCGAGCAGAACGACCTTGGTAAAGATGCGCTTGATCTTGTCCTTGATCTTGGCTACTTCCGGCCACTCGCTCTCCAACTTAGCAACCACCTTATCGAAGTCGTTGTGTCCCGGCTGGGTTGATGTCAATGGTACGAACCCGATTGAACTGGCCTTCTGGTGTCCTTGCTGGACGAGGTGCCAGAGGATGTTCGCCATTGTTCTCTCTCCGGTGTCGGCATAGACTGTCTTGGCCTGCAGACCGAACTCATCAGCCTTGATCCACTCGTCAGAACCGATAGGAGGCAGACTGTAATTGTGTCCCCAAAGGACGTGACCATACTTCATGAAGTCCTTGGTGTTGATCCCACCAGGCATCACAATCTCGTCGTCCCTGTCCATTGTCCGGGCTGAGACATACTTGATCGCAGTTCGGCTGTTTGGGTCGAGCTGGTTGGTCTTGGCCTTCTGGCTGAACCCCCGGCGCTGGAGGAACAACTTGTCAACGTCCTGCCCCTCGTCTTTGGCCTGGTGGAACACGGAGTCCCGCACATCGGTTGGCAGGTGTTGCATCAACGGGCCCAATTCAAACTGTGTCTTCATTCTGGTTTCTCCTGTTCGTATTGAATCCCGTTGTCACCGGGAAACGGTTTTGAATGGTTGTCGTCTCCATAAGCGATCTCGTCAGGGATGCCATCTGGGAATGCTTTGCAAACATTATGCTCTGTTCTCTCGGTCCCGTCCGGTTGATCTACTCCAATATAATATTTGCACCTTCTATCGTAACATTTTGGAGATAATATCATAGTGTCTCCTTTAAAGTAGACTCAACTAAATTAAACATATCTGGATTTATCTTCTTCAACCACAGGGGATCCTTTGTATACGCAGTTACTGATTCAGCGAAAAGCTCCCTTACATTCGATCTACTATATCTTGAAATAACCTGTCCCCCTCGTGGATGATCCAAATAAGATGTCAGATACTTATCAAACCCCTTCGTCCATGCAACTGAGTCGGATATTCTGACCCCTTCTCCTATCCCCCCTCCTAACTCATAGTCAAGTACATGTGCATATTCATGGGTAAGTGTTGCCTCCCTCCCACGAAACCGATTAAAGGGAGGAGTCCC